ACAATTTTATCTGCTGTGATTCAATGGAAGGTTTAACTCTTGAACAAGCGAACAAAGCTATCGAGGTGCTTTCTTTCGGTTGCAGCTAACGGTGGGTATAAGACCAGTAGCGGATTTTGAAACACTAAATTATCAAATTATGACAGACTTAAATACAAGCACCGAAGCAACAATAACCGATGAAACCGCTATTGGTTTTATACCGTGTTATAACCAGCCTTTTATTCTTGTCGGGTTTGAAGAAAGCCAGGCAATTACAATAGAATTAAGGAAACGTGGGTATAATGCTTTTTCGTGTGACATACAAGATTGTTCGGGCGGGCATCCAGAATGGCACTTAAAAATGGACATATTCCAGGCTATTAATATGCGAAAATGGGGCATGATAATATTGCACCCGCCTTGCACTTTTACTGCACTTAGTGGAAACCGTTGGTACTGGAATAGTTTTAAAAGACTTGATGGTGTGGAATTATGCCAAAAAGCATGGAATGAAGCCTGTAAAGTATGCGACCATGTTGCATTAGAACAACCTAAAACTATAATGCAAAGATATATAGGTAAAAGAAGCCAAACTATACACCCGTGGCAATTTGGGCATGGAGAAACAAAAGAAACATGGCTCTGGCTTAAAAACTTACCTGAATTAAAACCTACCAACATTGTTGAAGGTAGAGAAAACTTAATTTGGAAAATGCCACCATCAAAAGACCGTCAAAAATTACGTTCAAAAACCTATGCTGGAATTGCAACCGCTTTAGCATTTCAATATTCAAATTTCATAAAAAGTGGTATGAAAATAAAAGAATGGGAATCGTTAAACTTATCAGAAATAAACCGTATATTTGCAGAATAAGTTTTTAAAATATGGCACTAAAAGGAATTTTATCGCATAAGGCACTATTATCTGGTAGTAAATTTAATAGGTTAACTATTATTTCATTTTCGCATTCCGATAAACGAGCAAGAAAATGGTATAATGTTAAATGCGATTGTGGTAATAACAAAATTGTTATGGGTTCTGCTATGATTAGTGGAAATACAAAAAGTTGTGGATGTTTTGGAAAAGAAACAAGAAAGCTTAAAAGAATATCAAATAATCATTCCGAAATAACTGCTATCATTTTAGGGTATAAAAGACATGCAGAACGCAGAGGTTTTAAATGGAATTTAACCAGGAGTGATGTTGAATCAATAATAATCAAAGATTGTCACTATTGCGGCACAAAGCCAACTAATATTAAAAAAACAAAAAATAGCATAGGCACTGGATTGAATTATTCAGGTATTGATAGAATTGATTCATCGAAAGATTATACTATTGAAAACACAGTGCCTTGTTGTCGAATTTGTAATTATGCCAAAAGTAATTTAACATTAAAAGAGTTTCAGGAATGGGCGATAAAATTAGGCAAAAAGGCAATTGCTGAACAATGGACGGCTGTCTTTTAAGGTTGGTTATAACGGTAAATGTATGCGCTGAAAGCGATTAGAAATCACTAAATTATCAACATATGAAACATTTGCAAATACTTACAAACATACGCAATGCACTGAAACGCTTTTTGCGTATACATATTGTTAGCACCAGTTATATTGATATATGGATTCATTTCTATGATGAAGGCGAATTTATGCACCCTGATTATTGCTATAAAACTAAAGTACAAGTATTACCAAGAAAAGGTGATGTATTTTGGACAAATGATAAAATAGTATTAGCTCTCGAAAAAGAGTTAATGAAAAAAAACGATTGGCCTGAAAAATGGACATGGCATAAAGGCGAAGAAAATCAATATGTAAGCTTTGATGATGCTATTTATGTAAAAGAAATTTTATTTATGGATAATGATAAATCAATTCATTTAACATTAAATGATTCAATATGAAAGAAGAGATTTGGAAACGTTGGCTATCAAAAGACATTTCATATACTGAGGCAGCAATGGGAGCTATGCAAGAATATGCAAAATTAAAATGCGCTGAACAAAGGCATGAATGCCAAATTGAAAGAAATAAACGTTCAATTCATAAAAATGACATTTGGTATGTTGCATGTGATGACGTTTTAAATGCCAACGAACCTAATTGGTGCTAACGTAATTAATAAAATAAGTAGCGTATGAAAGCAAAAACATTATCAATTTTAGAAAAAGTAAAAAATAGACAGATAACTCCTAAAATAGCACAAGAACAGCTATTTGTTTTATTTGGTGTTAGCGGCCGTATACCTTCTATGCCCAAACCAGGAGATTATTATGAAAGCGAAATAGAAGGGATGCGGAAAAGTACAAGATGCCCGGGGCTAACTTGGAAACAAGAATACTTGCAAGACATAGCGGAGTGGGAATCTTTATATGGCCGCTAACGGTTCGTGTATGCGCTGTTGGGGATTTACGAGCGCAAAAATATCAAGTTGCACCGAACTTTGAACGAAGCTACACGGCTGCGCCACGCACATAAACCCCAATAGCGTATGACACCGTGTTATAACCCGTTTTTTTTACTTTTTATAACTTAAATATATGTTAATAAGAGACCACTTTCAGAACTTTAAAAGCTATCAATTACCAAAAGCGCAATTAATTATTGCCGATGTACCGTATAATTTAGGCAATAATGCGTATGCTTCAAACCGGGCATGGTATAAAGACGGGGATAATTCAAATGGAGAAAGCGAATTAGCTGGTAAGAGTTTTTTTGATACGGATAACGACTTTAGACCAGCCGAATTTATGCACTTTTGTAGTAATATGTTAATTGCCGAACCAAAAGGTAAAAAAGAGGCTCCATGTATGATTTTGTTTTGTGGATTTGACCAACAAATGTATTTTATCGAACTTGGGAAAAGGTATGGATTAAATAACTATATAAATTTAGTTTTCCGCAAAAATTTTTCAGCTCAGGTTTTAAAGGCAAATATGAAAATTGTTGGAAATTGCGAGTATGGTTTAATTCTTTATCGTGATAAATTGCCAAAATTTCGAAACAACGGTAAAATGATATTTAACTGCATTGATTGGCCGCGAGATAATGCAAGCGAAAAAATACACCCGACACAAAAACCTGTGAAACTCTTAGAAACTTTAATTGAAATTTTTACAGACCCTGGCGATGTCGTAATCGACCCTGTGGCCGGTAGCGGTTCAACTTTAATTGCTGCCGAAAATTTGGGGCGCAAGGCTCACGGATTTGAAATAAAAAAAGATTTTCATAAAGCTGCAACTAAATGGCTGGAATATAATCGAGAAATAATAACACTCGGTTTTGCAAAAAGTCAATTAAAATACCCGAGCCTTTTTTAAATGGGTTATAACAACTACATATACGAAACACTTTAAAACATAATAAAATCAACCATTCGCACAAATGTGCAAGCAAAATAGATATACGCAATGCATATTTGTGCAACTTATCTGAAAGCTATGATAACAAAGCAACAAAGAAATAATATTCACAAATTAACTACAGACGATTGCCTGGAAATTATGCACGAATGTGCAGACAAATCTGGCATCGTTTCGGTTGACGAATATTCAAGTATTATGAAAATTCCAAAGCGAACTATCTATCAGATGATAAGTGATGGTAAACTGAAATGTTTTGAGATAGGCAAACATAAATATCCATGTATAAATGAATAAATACACCTACCTCGGCGACCGCTTCACCCGCCCCGAACTAAAGGGCCAAACCTGTACTGCTGTAAGACGAGGAAACGGTAAATGTATTCGCGGGAGAAATGCAAACATGCTGGTTAAGTTTGAGGGGGTTAAAGCGGTGGTATTGGCTAGATTATTAAGAAAAATTAAATAATTATAAAATGCCCGACTTTTACAAAAAAAAACCATTATCAATAGACAATTTTATAGGTAAAATTCCGCCGCAAGCGATTGATCTGGAAGAGGCCATAATAGGTGGATTATTGATTGATCCCGAGGCATTATCTTTGATTAAAGATATATTAACTCCAGAATCATTTTATAAAGAAACTCATCAAAAGATCTATTCGGCAATTTTATCGCTTAAAACTATTGATCTGTTGACAGTTCAGGAAGCGTTAAAAAATAATGGGCATCTCGACGAAATAGGAGGTTTTTATGCACTTTCCGTACTTTCATCAAAAGTTGCCTCAGCTCACAATATCGAAACTCATGCCCGAATTATTCATCAAAAGTTTATTGCCCGGCAATGGATTCGAATTTCGCATGAGATTCAACAGAAGGCTTTCGATGATTCAACTGATATTGAAGATTTGGCCGAATATTCTAATGATGAGGTTTCAAAGCTTATCAAAGCTTCAAATGCAAAAGATTCAATAAAACAGGCACTTAAAGAAGCGGAGGTAAGCCCTGATGAAGAAATTCAGGAAGGTGAAATTATCCTTTGGTTAAAGGAAGATGACAAACTAATTTCCTTATTATCAAAAGGTAACATATCAACATTTATTGGGAAAGCAAAAAGCCGAAAAACCTTTCTTTTAACCATGATTGCTGCCGCTATCGGTGCCGGAAACCTTTATAATAAATTCATCTGTAAAGGCCAATACCGGGTTGCTTATTTTGACACTGAACAGGGCCGGAAGCGAACTCAAAAAGTAATTAGGCGAATATTGCGAATTTCCGATAAAAACAAAGGCCGGATAAAAATTTTCTCCTTGCGAAAATATGGAAAAGATGAACGAATTCGGATGATTGATACATATCTTGAAGAGTTTCGGCCCGATCTGGTTTTTATTGACGGTGTCCGCGATTTGGTAAATGACATCAATGATACCAAGGAAGCTGATGCAAAAAGCGATATGATGATGAGATGGTCAGAGATTTACGACTGCCACATTGCCGTTGTACTTCACCAGAATAAAGCTGACAACAATGCCCGTGGCCATATTGGATCTGAGCTTATGAATCGTTCGGAAACCGTGATATCTGCTAGTAAGCCTAAAGGTTCAGATTTTACCGATGTTGTCGGAGAATTTACCAGGGACCTTCCTTTTGAAGATTTTCAATTCTTTGTAAATGAGGAAGGATTGCCGGAAATAACTATGGATAAGGGGATACTTGAAACCCCCGAAATTGAAAGCCCATTCTGATGACCAAAGAAGAAATTTTAGCGTTTATTACGAAAAATGTTGTTTATACGAAGACAAATAAACTATACATATGGTCCGACTGGTGGCCTTATAATCCTGAAAATAAATCAGTTTTAGAACAAATAAGCCGGGAGAATGATTTTACTATTGAATTTTCACCAGAAAAAGATAAAAATTTTTATCGGATTAGGTTGAAGTTGTAAAAAAAGTATTATATTTACGGGAAAATTACAACAATGAGATATTACATAAAAGGCATACATCCTGAATCCGATAGCGAATGGATAGAATTTGAATCTGATTCAAGCGAATAAATACAAAAGAAAATATTTGAACTTCCTGAAATTGACAATGGATTAGGTCACTATATTGCAATTGATCAGGAAACTGGTGAAGAAGTAAACATTTATACTAAATAAAATGACTTTATACCTATTATTCCTTGCCCTTACCATAGCGGCAATCATTTCTCAAACCGTGCATACATGGTTTGTGTTTCAATCATTTAGTCGCTTAGAAGGCAAACTTAAAACCTTTCAATCGGTAATATTTTGCAGTATTATTTCGGTAGCTATTTTTGCTTTTGTTATTGTCAAAAAGCCTCAACTTGCAATGCTTGGAGCAATAATTGAAATAATCATCAATATTTATTATTACAGTATGGATTTTTTTGAAAATGGAATTCGTGCTCGGGTTAAACGAACCGAATCTATTATTACTTTTTGGCGCCGAAATTGGATTGCAATATTTTTTGGTTTGCTTATTCCGATGTTAATTTATGTTTTTTCAATACAAATGATTGAATTATGAACCGCCTAACCTTCTCTATCAGCATCAAACTCGGCCTTATTCCCCGCCGGGATTATCGGGAAAATCGTAAAAACATTGACTATATTTTTGTTCAAACGATTTGGCCTAAAAATGTAGTTCGTGACGTTTATAATTTTAATCTTAAACGTTGCAAAACATCTCAGGAAGCATATTCAAAAACTTTAAAACACCTTAGCTAATGGCAACTTACGATGAAATCAAAGACAAAGAACGGCACGATCGCAAATCGCGAAAAATGATTGCCGATCACAAAAAAAAGAAAATTGCATTAATTCCTTTTTTGGTTCCTGGCGATCCCTGCCGAACAGTTTTTATGTGCCGAACAGAAGAAGAAGGCAAGAAAAAAATAGCAGATTACAAACGCGAACATCAATCTTTTTGGCTATGACTAACGAACAGTTACTACATCTTGAGCGAAAAACTGAAATGCCAGTTGATAAGTTTGTGAAGACGCTTCATATCTGTTACCAGCTTTCCGAGATTCAGCATCTTTATGTGAAGGAAATTGAACGAATAATGGCTAAAGCTGGATACCTTGGTTTTGATGACAAATATATCATCAAACAGGCTGCGAATTCCACAAAAAAAGTCATGGACCTGGTTCGAAATGTTACCAGTAAAGACTTTTCTGGCGAATTCGAGGATAATGTGGACGAATTGAAGTTTTTAATTGATAAATGGGCAGGGCTATGATCTCACAAACACAACTTAAATCAATCATCCTCCGATATGAGATTGGCTCATTATCCGGAGACCGGGCAATGGAATCAATTATTGAACATGAAAACGTCAAACCAAGTTTAATTCCATTCACTTATCACGACTTTAATCAGTTTATGCTGAAACAAGTCTGCCGCAAAGAGTCTTCATTTTTAAACGAGATTTGGACAGTCGTCGGGCTTAGCGGCGATAAGGTTTTAATTCAAAACGGCGAAAATGATGAATGGAAACTTTATTCGTCGATGTTTGAGGATTGGCAGTTTATAGATGGGAGGCCATTTGGAAAATGAATCACGATCAGTTGCAGAGCGCTGCTCACCAATGGCTCTGGAATAATTTTCCAGAACTTCGTTGCCTTTTCCACAGCAATTTCAACGACATCAAAATTGTCGAAAAAATGCTCCGCACTCTAACCGGCCGCAATATCGACAACCGGCAGCGAATGATTATTCTTTCGCAGTTGAAATCAGTCGGCCTTGTTAAAGGCGTGATGGATCAGGAATTGCTTTACAAAGGTCGCATGTATTTTTTTGATGCAAAGATTGGCACCGATTCGCTTTCTAAGGAACAACAGGAATTTAAAGCGATCAATGAGGCCAATGGGGCAAAGTGTTATGAATATTATAGTTTGGATGAATTTAAAAAGATAATATGGAATATAGTGAATTTTTAGAACAAAAAAAACACTCAAATATTGATTATGGAATTATTCCTAATTTTATATCTAATTCAATGTTTGATTTTCAAAAATATATCGCTGAATATATTATAAAAAAAGGCCGTGGAGCTTGCTTTTTAGACACAGGATTAGGGAAAACTATAATTGAGCTATGTGTAGCTGCAAATTATGTCAAAAACACAAATAAGCCAGTAGTTATAATTACCCCTTTGGCAGTTGCAAGGCAGCATTTATTAGAAGCTGAAAAATTTGGTATTGAGGATGTTGAACATATTAAGGATGGTAATTATACAAAGAAAATTCTCTTAATAAATTACGAAAGACTTCATTACCTTAATCCAAATGATTTTGATTGCTATGCTATTTTTGGCAGCAATCATCATCATTGCCATTGCTTTTATCGATAAGTGCGCAAAAAACTATGAAAAACAACGTTCAACTTTAATTTACGAAAAATGACAGAACAACATTTTACTAATGAGATCCGGGAATATCTTTCTGAGCAGGATATCCCATGGACCGAAAGCGAGTCATTAGCCTCGCTATGCAAAAAAGCTTTTGATTGCGGATATTCGTTTAGTGATGAGATGTATGATTGTTTTCCGGAAATGATACCGCATGAAAGCTAAACCTATACTTCCACGCAAAAAGCGTCTCACACCTCTTCGCCCTTATTGCCATCCCAAGGAATATTACATTGAAAAGATATTGAAGATGTGCGATGAGAGTATTGCGGGGAATGGGAAAATGTAGTATATTTGCAATACCAAAAACACGACAATGGTTTGTAAATTAATCTATAACAATATAACCCTCACGGGTGAAAATAACCTTCGATTCGGGAGTCGTGTCCCTTGGTATCGTAGGTTTTTTCATTTGTGGGGGTTTTTATATTAATCCATATGAAAGAAACACTTGCTAAATTACTCCGTGTTCGTCCATATATCAATGACGAACGTTTCAAAAAAATATGTGAAGAAAGACAAATTCCTGATAGACGAAAGCTTTGGGAAGATTTCAATCGGAGTTTTATGTATTTTCTTACGTTAGCTCCGGATGAATTGGTCGATGGTTTTTTAGAATTGGATTCAAAAATCCAGAATGAAAATTTTTTATCTACAGTTTTTAAAGAACGTGATTCTTATAAAAAGATAGTTTTTGAAAACAAAAAAACTATTGAAATAAATATCGCTACCGTTGAGGGTTTAGAAAATCTTCTCAAATTTTACAAAAACGAATCCATTGAGCACGTTTTGCCAATGGTTGACACTATTGACAATTCAAAAAATGATTCCAAAAAGTACATCAATCTTTTTGAAGGTGATATTATTAAATGTTATGATGAATGGCATAACCAAAAATCACCTGTATTTTTAGCTTGTTTGGATACCCAGTTTATTAATCCTGATCCATATTACGTAGAATTACTATATACCGAAAAATATGGTTATTTGAATGGGAAAAATCAACCTAATAAAGATAACCAGGCTATCAAATTTGATCAAAGTCTTTTTCATATGAAAGAGGGCCGGATGAATTACCATTGTATTACTTTAACCAAATCATGGGAAGTTATTGGAAATATTTTTGTTGATTATAATGTTTTAAAACCTTTGTAACATGGAAGGTTGGATAAAACTACACCGAACTATTCTTGAAAGTTTTGCATTTTCAAACCCAACTACTTTAAAATTATGGATTTGGATTCTTGCAAAAGCATCTTCTAAAGAAAGATTTGTTCCAATAAAAGTCAGCGAGTCGTTTCGTGACGTAAAATTAGAACCTGGTCAGATGCTTTTTGGCCGATTTAAAGCTGAAGAAGAACTGGAAATAAACGGGTCAACTATTTATAGGCACCTTCAAAAATTACAGGATCATGGCAACATTTCAATGGACACGAACACCCAATATACTATTATAACTATTTGTAATTGGGATAAATACCAATCCACCGAAGAAGAAAGCGAACAAGCAGCGAACAGCCAGCGAACAGCCAATGAACTACCAGCGAACAAGCAGCGAACAGCCAGCGAACACATACAAGAAAGTAAAGAAAGTAAAGAAGAAGAAAAAAATAATTTTTGTGATTTTTTTGAAGAGACTTCCATCCGACTTCTTGAATGGTGCAAAACTGAAAAATTTTTCAAAGATCGATATTTGGATGGAGCTATTGCAACGTTCAATAAGCTTCAAGAACTTGAATATTCAGAGGATCAGATTAAGAAAGCAATCGTCAACGGTCGAACCGGTTTTATGGCTGCCAACTTTCAAAACCCTGAAAAACTGATTGCAAAAAACTCAGACAAAGTATATTATATCGATGTTTTTATTGAACTTACTGGTAAGGATCTTTCAAAAGAGGAACGCGAAGAAAAACGAAGCTTTTTTGAAAAAGAATGTGAATTTGCTATCAATCACGACAAAATACCTGGCAAAGATTATAAGAAAATTTGCATTGAGATATTTGAAGGTGGCTTATCGTTTTTGCTTTCATTGCCAAATCAAATGAATTTTAAAGAATACATGGTTTTGAGGAAACTTAATGATCGAAAAGGGATTGATGACCTTTGGGGTAATCTTGATGTTATCAAACGGTTCCCTGGTAAAGCAAAAAAGCATGATTCGGTTTATAAGTTGATTCGAGAAACTATAAATGGGAATGAAGATGACGAAGAGGATTAATTTAAACCTCCATCCTAATACTTTCTATCCACTAACTCAAAAATAGTTTAACCTTGCTCTTTAAAATGCAAAATTCATTTTGGTACGAAAACGGAATACTTCAAATGTCACCCTGTATAATTACAGATTACTTTGGATTAGGATATTACGAAATTTATGACTTAGAATCTCACGAATATTTCATCAAACATGAAACAGCAATACATCGGTTCTCGAATTAAAAACGAAAAGGCCCTCATCAAACAGATGAACGCCTTTTACTCGAAGTTCCCAAAGGCTAAAGAAGCCCCAGCTTTACCAAAGCAATCACGATTACAATGCCTATTAAGCAAAATCCGATCACTCTGTAAACGAATTCTGATTCAGGTTCAGTTGTTTTCATTGCTTGTAAGTAAAAAGTGAATTTCAATAGTTGAAAGATCCTTTGAGTTTGTCTCCAAAGGCGGTAAAGTAGCTTGCATCTTGTTTTCAAGTTTGCAAATAGATTCCAATGATTCGAATTCAATGCCGAATTCGTCTTCGAGATGGTTGATGTAAGGACGTGTCATAATATAAAATTTTATGTAAAAATAATGTTTTTTTTACATATTGCAAATTTATTTTTTATTGAGTACTTTTGAAGCATCAAAAAATAATCATTATGCCAGCTCCTAAAGGCCATCCATTGTGGGGGAACCCCTTAAATCACAAGAAACTTACACCAGAAGAACTCTGGACCGGCGCTTGTGAATACTTTGACTGGTGCAATGAAAACCCTTGGAGAAAGCAAGACTTTATAAAAGGTGGTGATTCAGCCGGTCAAATTGTAGAACTTAAAACAGTACGCCCTTATAGCATTTCAGGATTATGTATATATTTGAATATTAGCATGGATACGTTTGAAAACTATGCGAAAAAAGACGGATATGAAACATATTTCGGGATTTGTTCACATATAAAGCATATCATAGATACTCAGCACTTTGAAGGCGGCATGGTTGGAACTTTTAATGCAAATATAGTTACCCGTAAGCTTGGATTAGCCGAAAAGACTGATATTACCTCAGATGGCAAACCTCTACAACGCACCGTTATCAAATGGGGAGACAAAGAACTTGAAATATAATGGTTATCGAGTTTACACCCAAACAACTTGAAGCTTTCGAAGCTTTACAATCCGAAAAATACAATTTCATAACATACGGAGGCGCGATTCGTGGCGGGAAAACATGGTGGGGACTTTGTTCGCTTCTGGTTTTATGTGAGGTTTTTCCTGGATCCCGATGGTGTGTTGTCCGGGAAAATACAGAACGTCTCAGAACTACAACCATACCGTCGTTTTTAAAACTGAATCCCAAAGGTAAACTACGCCAGAACCCTTACGAATATCATCATCACAATGGATCAACCATACTTTTTAAAGGTGAAAATATTTCAAAAGACCNGGATTTAGACTCATTTAAAGGACTTGAAGTGAACGGATTTTTATTCGAAGAAATAAACGAGTGCCAACAGCAAACACTTTATAAAGGATTTGAACGGGCTGGTTCTTGGATTATTCAAAACGCAAAATATAGCCCCAAACCAATTATTTTAGCTACCTGCAACCCTACCAATGGATGGGTGAAAGATTTGGTTTACAACCCTTGGCGTAAAGGCGAACTTAAAGAAACCTGGTGTTATGTTCCTGCAAAAATTACTGACAATCCGCATCTCAGTGAAGAGTATAAAGATTCGCTAAAAAACTTGCCCCGCTATGAATATGCTGTATTTGTCGATGGAGACTGGGATGTCCAACTTAAAACCGGCGGCGAATTCTTAAAAGGTTTTGAAATTGACAAACATGTAAAACCTGTCAAATACAATCCTGATGCAACAATCCACATCTCAATTGACTCAAATGTTGATCCATATATCGCTGTGACGTGCTGGCAACTTATCAAAAATAATGACAAATGGCAAATCCGGCAAATAAATGAATTGCCGGCTATTGATCCGAATAACACGGCTCGTAAAGCTGGTGAACAGGTGGCAACCTGGCTGCGGGCAATTGGATATAATCAACGGGTTTTTATGTATGGGGACCGGTCTACGAAGAATCGAAACAATATTGACGATGATAAACGGTCTTTTTATCAAATATTTGTGGATTCAATTAAAAAACAAGGTTATCAAATAGAGGATAAATTTTTGCAATTTGCGCCATCAGTATCATTGATCGGGGACTTTGTGAATGCTATATTTGACGGGACTTTACCATTTGCCGAAATTGTTATCGGCGAGCATTGCAAAAAGGCTATCAATGATTATATTGAGACTAAGCAGGATAAGGACGGTTCAATTTTAAAAAAGCGCGAAACAAATCCAAAAACAAAAGTAAGTTATGAGCCTAATGGACACTTTACGGATACTTTGAAAGACTTTATTGTTCAAGCGTTTTACAAAGAATTTAATCAATTTGTGAGCAGATTTAAAACATTAACCCCCGGCGGCGTCAAAACCGTTGCGCAGAGATCAAAGATAACGTTTTAGTTTCTTCTGAATCTTCCCGGCAGTTTCGTAGTCTTCTTTCTCAATAGCCTCTTCCAATTGATCTTTTAAATGCTCATAATTTTGGCAATGTCTGTCGTAAAGCCAAAATCCGAGACAAAAACCACAAAAAAAGCATAATATGCAAATAAAAATGTAGAGAAATATCATTTGTCTTTAATTTTGTTATACCCAAACCAAATCAACGTACTCAATCCACTAACCGCAATACAAGCAAATTCTTTCAAAATAAACGGTCCATGATGGTTAGTAAAGATCAATATAAATGCAACCCAATGAGAATTACAAGTTATGCAAAATCCTAAAGGTTTTGCTATTAACCATGTCCAATGATTTATTTTATTGACCTTGAAAAGAAATCGCTTATAAAAAGCTAAAATCATATCCGGTTCCATAGCGAATTGAAAGCCAACAGATGCAAAAACGGCGATAAAAATAAGTGTTATCATATTGATTTGATTCCTTGGTTAAACATTTCAACTTCTTTTTCGGTAGCATCACGGAAATAATCTTTGAATTCATCGGCCCACAATGGTACTTTTTCATCCGATTTGCATTCTAAATCTTTTTTTGATCTGTAAATGTAAGATGAAGTTGCTGTTTGTCTGGCAACAATTCTGTTTTTGCTTAAAAAATGTCTTCCACAGCTGTAAGTGATGTTTTTGGTGCAAATTAAGATGATCATGATAGTTATTTTTAATTCCATACAAATGTATGAATCTTTTTTTACATTTTCATCATACTTTTGTCAAAATGTCATTTAAAAATGTCAATTACCAAAGATCAGCTTGCGCAGCTTAATTTTGGATACCTCAATGGGCAAGATTTACTACAATTCTGCCCAGCACAATTACTTATAAGCCAGTATGAGAAGTTTCCAGACCTTTTACAGTCTGGTTGTGATATGGCTTATGAAGAAGTAAAAGGCGAATTATCAGTAAGATATGACATTAACAAAGAACTCTCCAACGCCAATCAAAAACTAAAAAATCAAACAGGTAAAGTTTCTGTATCAATAGCCGCTGGTACATTTGTAAGTCAAATATACATGACTTGGAATAGTCCAGTTCCGGTTGTTTTAGACGGTGACGCTTCGTTTAATGCTGTTCAGTTGGTTAATGGTGGTTTCTTCCCAGCTATCCAGGGGCAAATAATCGATAGCTCTCCAATTGTAAAGATCGGAACAATTGACGGAGGCGATCAGATTATGTCTGAAAGACATACAACTGAAAACGGCTTAGTATTTTGGGTAAATAAACTATTTACGAATGCAACAACACTTTTCTTTGAGATAACTTCGGGAAATATTGATATTGATTTGCAAGCCAATGCAAACGTAAACATGCCACCGGTTAGTATTGTGGCATTACAAAACAAAACAGGGGACTTTATTTATTCATTTCCGGCAAATTCATACATATACCAGGCTTTTGCAACTATATTACTCGGGACACCTTCAATACAGATAGGCACTACTCAAGGCGGTAGCGATATTCTTCCGATGACATTGATTAACCCGACATTGCTTGATCTTATCCAATCGTATTTTGAAACTGATTCAATATTGTATTTTTCAGTCATCAACGGATCGGTGAATCTTCGTTTAGATGTCGGTTATGATTTTGTCCGGCCAACTTCTTGGAGCGGGACCGCCCGGAATAATTTTCTGGTTAAGCTTTTGGCTATTTTCGCAATTCGAAATATACTCGGTTCTTTGGCCGGGGAAAACAAAATGCTTATCTCTCACTTTGAATGGGGCGATTTGATGATTGTGAAAATCAAAGATCGTCAGTTTAATATCAATTTGCCTCAAGCTCCAAGCCCAATGAGGGGGAAGAATGAAGTTGTTTCGTCATCGTTTAAAACACTCGGATAATTATGCCAGCCTCCCAATCCCGCAAAGAACGCCGCGCCGCTTTACAGGCTAAATACAATACTTCATTGGCTATTGCCGGAGGTGGAGGTTATGGACAAGGCAATAGGGTTTCAAAACCGGCCACGGGAACCGCTCCGGTGGTAAACCCGTTTATGATTCCGAAACAGGCCGGTTTAAACTATATAACTCAGTCATTTCCAAATAATTATTACGTTGAATGGGACCTTTCTTCTTGGCGAGCCGCTTGCGACCAGGCAATTAAAATGGGTTTTCCGGTTTCTTATGCTGCATTGACTTCATGGACTTATGAAAGCAGCCCGTTTGTACAATCGCTATTTAATGCCCTCGGTGACGCTTTAACACAAATCCCTATTTTTGTTGTCGATAGCAAAGGTAATCGGATGGATGATATCACAACTGAGGTTTGCACGCAACGTTGGTTTGTAGAATTACGTAAAGAGATATTGTTTGCTAAATTTTGGGGATTTACCGGATTGAACTTTGATCCGGTTAACAATAAATGCTACAAATATCCGATGCAACAGCTTGATCCAATCAATAGGCTATTGCGCCAATCGACATATAATTTTTCAGACGGGATGGATTTTTTCAAAACTCCAAACCTTTTATTTGTTCAACCATCAACAAACTACGAATCATTCCTTGGGTGGATGCAGCCTATTACCAGGATGTTTATTCAGCAAAACATGAACTCATTGAATTGGGTTCAGGCTGGGAAACGTCTGGCATTTCCATTTTTAAGCATCGGTTATCCTGCCAGCGATAATTCGATTAATAGCGAAGATAGTTTGATGAATGCTTATCGGATGGAAGCTGAGAATTATCTCGCAAATGTTGATCCATCACGTGGATTGCTTACCCCTTATGTAATTGATCAAAACGGAAACATGCAATCTGCTTTGGTTTTGGACTCGAAAGATTCAAACGCCAAACAAGGAGCCCATAAGATTTACCAGGAATTCAACCAAGACGGGAAAAATGAAGTTCGTGAAATGATCCTTGGTGGCACATTGACGGGAGACGCTGGTAAGTTTGGTACAAAGGGATTAGGCCAAGTTCATGAGGCAAAACTCGAAACAGCTATACGTGCCAGAAACGAAGAGGTATTATCGATACTTAATGACAATAGCGATTTCTTGCATAAATTGCCAATGTTTTACAAAGGCTTCCCGAAAGATTTCCGATTTGACATTAACCGAACCAAGGAATTTGACATTACGGAAATTGAAAAACTTTCGAAGGCTGTTGCAGAAAATAAACTACAACTTACTCCAAAGTTCTTTATTAAATATGGCCTTGATGCTGAAGATATACAGGAAGCTCCTGAGCCTGTTAAGCCACCAAAAGAAGACGATTCGGATATTACCGTTGAAATGGCCATGCCGAAGCGTTCGATGTTCGATGCCTTAAAAAAAAAAGACATATACTAATTGGTAGTGAGTATGTTCATCTGAAAGTTAAGCCAAAAAAGACCATTTCAGAAGATAAAAAGCAAAAAAAGATTGAATTCGTTTGGAACAATCCAAAGAAAACCATTATAAGCAAAGAATTATACACAGCTTATAATGCGATGTTTTTTGAGGAATTGGTGGCGAATACATCAATAAATGCGACGTATGAGATTTTTGAGGATACGGCGTGGTTTGAACGTCTTTCTCTCAATGCTTTTCAATTTTCATGTACAAAAGATATTGCTAATACTAAATTGCTTCAACAATTAGCATTTGAAACTTCCAACTTCAAAGAATTTAGAGATAAAGCTCATGAATTAATGGATATCTCAAATGATGTTCATTTGAGAGTTGAGGTAGATAGCTTAAAAAGAGGAGCTGTAATGGGCGAATCTTTTAAGTCTATGAAAAAAGATTCTGATCTTTATCGTTATTGGGTTTATCATGGTAGATTAGATGGACGTGAAAGAGAGTGGCATGTTGCCTTAGAGGGGAGAATTTTTAGGTTCGGAGACCCTCAGGGAGATAAATGCTTTCCTCCGGGAGACTTTAATTGCAGGTGTTGGGGGGATAATGTTAATGACGCTTATTTAAAAGAAAACAACAAAACAGTAACTAAAGGAAGCGACATTTTAGAGGCCAAAGATGAGAATGGTAAATATTATGTTGATCCACAATTTAGATTTAGTCCTGAAAATCAGGTTTTGCCTAATACGGGAGGGTATTTTCAATTGTTCAACAATATTAACAAATTAAATGCAGATAGTTTTGATTTATAGATATATAAATAGTAAATTTACATGCTAAAAAATCAAAAATGACAGGAATATATAAAATACAATCAAAGATTAAACCTGAAAGATGTTATATTGGTAGTGCTGTAAATGTAAAAACGCGTTGGCAAAAACACATTAACGAATTAGATAAAAATATACATCATTCGTCAAAACTTCAAAGACATTACAATAAATACGGCAAAGATGATTTAATATTTTCAATTATAACTACTTGCAGTAAAGAATATTTAATACAAAATGAACAATTTTTTATTGATGCTTATAAGCCTTGGTTTAATATTGCAAAAATTGCAGGAAATTGCATGATGGGAAGAAATCATTCTATAGAAACCAAGAAAAAAATGAGCCAAAAGGCTATGGGTAATAAAAATTCATTAGGTTATAAAAAAACTGAAGAGCAAATTAGGAAAAGTTCAGAAAAAACAAAAGGTAGAAAAATGTCAAATGAACAAAAGCAGAAATTAAGTAATGCTCATAAAGGAAAAAAATTGACTCAGGAACATATTGAAAAAATAGCTAATTCAAATAGGGGAAAAAAAAGATTACCTGATGTAGGAATTAAAATAAGTGTTGCTAAAAAGGGGCATATTGTAACTGAGGAAACAAGAAGTAAACTTAGTAAAATAAATTTAGGCAAAAAATTATCACAAACTCATAGAGAAAATGTTATTAAGGCTCTTATTGGTCGTAAAAAGTCGCCTGAAACTATAGAAAAATTAAGAGATTCTATTAAAAAATCGTGGGAATTTCGTAAACAAAAATCAGCATGACTAAACTCAACGACACCAAGCCATCCACCTTCCAATTTATTAACATCATTGATGAATGGAAGAAAACATATCATGTCAATGCCCGGGGCGAGATAGTTTTTCAGAATAAAGAAAGCTTGGCTAATGTACGATTTGACAATCACTCTTTTCACAATATCTCAAAAAACAGCCGGGGCGTTGAGAACTTGCCCGAAACTATTCAGCAACCTACTGAAATATGGATGAGATGGGAAGATGAGATAAAGCAAGATGTGGTACTTCGAAACTATATCTTAACCGGTTCGAATTTTTCGTACATTTGTCAGACGAGGGCCGGGGTGGTTGTAAATGGGCTTACGGTGGTAAATAGTAGGGTGGATAAGTATAGAAAAGGATTATTATTTCTGAAATGAGGAACTTAACCGATTTGATAGCTGATATTCGCAAACGCTCTTCTGACATCCAGAAGCTTGAAAAAAATATGGCTAAGATTATCGGTGTGGAGTCGGTGAAGATTATTCGAAATAATTTTCAAATTCAAGGCTACGAGACCGGCGGGACCTGGGCAAAACGTAAACAGGTAACCAATACTGCTTATGATTATAATCGGACGGCAGCATATAGAACGCCCAAACTAGGAAAGCGAAGCCGATATAAAAATCCATACAAAGGCTCGGTAGTATCTTCTAAAAACCCTGTGCTCGTTCAAACTGGCAACCTCCGGGATAGCATTACTTACCAAATAAACGGCAAAATAATTTCCATCGGTGTTTTTCCAAACTTTATCAAAGCCGGTGCCAAGGTGGCCAGTCATACATACGTCAAAAAAATGAACGAGGGGGGCCCCGGTACATGGGGCAAGTACGCCCGTACCTCAACCACTGCCCGCCAATTCATGCCCCGCCCCGGCCAACCGCCAACTAAAAAAATGGAATTAGTTTATATCAAAGCTTATGAAGCTGAATTAAATAGAATAATGGGGGATTGGAGATGAAAGAAGTAGAAATTCAGAAAAAATTGATAGCTTGGATAGATTGCCCAACATGTAAAGGTAAGGGCGGAGAATGTAAAGAATGCCAAGGCTCCGGCAAAATCCGTAAACCACGGCCTATTAGAAACTTTAAAAAAACACTATTATGATTTTGTCCGACATCACACATGCTTTGCTGCAGGAATTGAAATATCTGTTCGCCGATCGCGGCGGGACTTACCTACTCGATACACAACTAAAAGACGATGCCACATATTCTATGCCCCTATGCATTTTAGAACTTGGTGACGGCGGCGAATCGGCCCGGCTCCCAGGGAACGGTGCTACCCGGATTGATCTTGATTTTTCTTTTCGGGTATATAATTACGAACCTGATGCTTATAACGATGAAGATGCGAATAATGCTACATCTCAACTGGACATCATTGATACCATCCGGAACTATTTCGAAAATGAAACTTGGACAACACAGGAAATGGTTGATTTAACGACTAATTACGGGTTTCGATTGACAATGACCGGGGGAATAACCAAGGCAGAACAGATACAGGCTGAAGAAAAGATAATAATGGGTTATCGGATAAATTTTAGTTCGATTGCGATTGATCCGGGAACTAATTCAAGTAATCCAATGTTAGATCAGTCAGGGGCAATTAGCGGTATGGTGGTGTTTGAATAAAAAATCCCGAGGCGGAAATTCACCGGGAACTAATTGAAATATTTGAATGTTTTAAAGTTTAGTGAGATGCACCGTATTTGCATCTACCCATTCGATATGATAACAGCCATCTCTATTAGGATATAAGTTATCCTTTATCGTAATTTCTTCAAACTTAGGCGGATTTAAATTATCTATTTTATCAATTGGTTGATAACCATTATATTTTTGTTTTGGTGGTACTGGTGGCGGATTTGTATGACCTGGGAACTTTTCCCTAGAATGCCTTCTCAAATACATAATCCAATCAAATACCAGTAATAAGGCAACGATTGTTATGATGATTAGAAAGGTGTGGATGGTGTTCATACTACAACAATTCTTCAATTTTCACCCCAAAATAATCCGCCAACTTACAAGCCGTTTCCAAGCTTACTCCAGCTTTCCTCCCATCATATCTACCATATTCAATATGCTCAAGAGTACTGGTGCTGACTTCTAATTCCAAAGCCAAATTTTTAAGACTTATTTTTTTTGCCTGTCTTAATTCTCTAATTTTTGCCCCTTTGATCTTCATGCCTACAAATGTATAACTTTTTTTTATTTCAAACAACATAAATTTGTCAAAACTTCATAAAAATTATGTCCGCACCAAAAAGGATAGTTTTTTCAAATGAATGTCCCAACGATCAAGGGTCAATAATCCCTAACGATGTATTTGATTTCTCCAGGTACAAGCTTAATCCTGTTATTCTACGTTCTCACGACTGGCATGCTTTTTCAATAGGCATGATGACAGACATTAAGCTCGAAAATGGTCAATGGTCGGGCGTTCCTGTTTTTCACAAGATAACTGAAGAAAGCAAGATTGCTGCTGAGATGTATGAAAAAGGATTTCTACGATCGGCATCAGTGGGCGGCGAATCAAAATGGAAACGCGAACCTATTACAGGCGATTATTGGAAAGACGAAAACGGCCTGATGCGTTCTGAATATTTCGATGTTTATGAAATTTCATTGCCTACATTGCCAAGCAATCCAATGGCAGTAACGGAAGAGGCTTATGCGGAAGCTGAGAAGCTTAATCTATCTGTCGTTTACGAATCAGATGAAATTCATTCCAACATCGTAACTCTCAATTCAAAACTCGAAAAAAACAATCTCGAAACAAATAGTAATTCACAAGTAAAATTAGAAACAATGGCAGAAGAAACTGTTGAAAAAAAGAAACCTGCCGCTGAAAAACCTGCAAAAGCTGCTGAAAAGTCGCAAACAGAAGAAACAGCACAGCAGATGGAGGCCGACGTAGATCATAGTAATCATGTCGTTCTCGGTGCCGGTGAAGATATGCCCGGCTTTATCAAAAAAATCATATCTAAAAAGGGATTACTCGCCGCTCTTTTTGGTGGGCATCCTGAAGGCAAATATGGTGATGATCCTATCGTTGAACAACCGAAAAAGGACATCGCTACTCAACCAACCCCAACCGGAATGGCGGCTGAAAAGTCGAAGAAAAAAGCTGAAGAAGCTGTAAAGAAGGTTAAGGAGGCTAAAGAAAAGTACGAAGAGGCTGAAGGCGAAGAAGAAAAAGAAAAGTTTAAAAAACTTTACGACGAAGCCAAGAAGGAAGCTGAAGAAGCTTGCCATGAAGCCGAGGAAGCTGAAGAAGCTGCCAAGAAAGAAGCCGAAGAAAAGGCCGAAGAAGAAGCTAAATCGAAAAAAGAGGCTAAGGCCGAAGAAGAAGCCAAACACGCTGCAAAATTTCAATCGCAAATGAGTACAAAACCCATAAAGAAAACTAAGGAAGAGTTGGAAGCTCTAAACCTTGCCGCTGAACCAGGTAAAACTCAGGTTCATTTTGGCGAAAGGACTACATTCTCTGCTTTAAGCCGGGAAGATAACAAAGAAGGTCAAAGAATCCTTAACCGTGTTCTTAATGGATCGCACGAAGGTAAGACAATTGCAGACTATGCAATTATTCTTAACGCCGTATTGAACGATCCAAAATACGCCGCTATTATTGAAAAGGCTCGTTTCCATACCCATGCAAACGAAAGCGCAATGGCAGGTTCCCGCAATGCTTTACGCAATGCCGGTAAGCCAAATCCTTTCATCGGCATGAACTTTAAGGAAATTGCCAGTCGTTTAAATGCTGGTGTAGCCGAAGGTTATAACTTTAAAGCCGCATCCGCAGTTGAAAGACGTACAACTCTCTCGACTGATGGATCGTTCAGCTCACTTGATACTGTGGCCGTTGAATGGTTACCAATGATTATTTATAAGTTATTCCCTTCTGAAAGCTGGAAAAACGAAATTCCAATCTTTGGAGTACAGGAAACAGCCCGTAACCTTGGTATTATCTGGACAAATATTGTTGCAGATCCAACAATCAGCCGCGGTACTGCTCCATCAAATGCAAGTGATTACACTTACGACGATACCGCCGTTGGTTTGAAGCTTGTTCCTTATTATTTACCGACAATGCGTTGGACTCCGCTCCACATGCACCAATTACGCTATGACCAACAGGCTTCAGGATGGAGCCAGGCATTAGCAAAATTGGAAGCTCAGGTAGGTGACGATTTAATTTACACTTTAGCTGCTGGTCTTATCGCCAATAGTCAACCGATCATTTATACAGGTGGACCAATTGACAGCACCCAGGCAAAAACGTTTAAAACTGCCGCCGCTGGGGGTAATTCAGTTGATAAGTTCTACTGGAATACTGCTTATTCCGGAGAATTGACTAAGCCAGGTTTCAATGACATTATGTCGATTGAACAGAACTTCGATTTCTTAAACTTCGATCTCGAAAAAGAACGTTTGGTTTTGGTTGTCGATCCAATTGCCAAGTCGTACATCAAACAGGATAAAGCTACCCAAAGTATGCTTACCCGTTGGATCAATGATAACGGTTCGGAAGTTCAGAAAATCAGCAATTCATTGTTCCATCCACGTTCCCGCGTGGTTGCTTACGATTCTGCTGGTGGTACTGCAATTGACATGAACGCAACTGGCGTTGTAGTTCCCGCAACTACTCAGAGCGCAATGCTTGCCTTTGTAGCTTCTCAGGTTGGTATCGGTTTAGGTCTTATTGACGTGTTCTTTATCCAAGATCCTGCAAATTATGGGTTTAAGATGAGCATGGATATGAGAATTGGAACCCGCGCCCTCCGTAGCGACTATAAAGGTCTTGCCCTTTACGCTTACGGTCCAGTAGCTCAACCAGGAGCATAATTGAAATAAAATAGCCCGGATGTAATGTCCGGGCTTCACTTATAAAAACTTACAAGGATGAAAAAATTATTTTCTATTTTATTTTTGGCAGCATTCACATTGACTATGTTTGCCCAGGTTCCAAAGATTACATCGAAAGTGAAAAATTTAGGATCGGTTTCGCCCGGTACTATTCTTTCAATCAATAGTAATCTAGCTGATACCATTACTAATGGTGACACTATTTTTTACAAGATTGTTTGTAACCACGATGGTTTTGTGACTCCATACATCTCGCTTTTGCACAAAAAGCCAGGTAGCCGGGATACATCTTCCGTAATGACTTATTGGCAATCTGTTAATGGTGTTGACAATTGGCAACCAGTATTAAAAGGTAAAGCACTTAGCTCTTATTCGGCGACCATAGACACTACATCAATTAATAATGCTACGGTCGGCAATAAAGGTCATACATATAGTTTCTTGAGAGATACCGCATATTTCGAAAGTCAATACCTTGGAATACGAATTATATCCAACGGGGCTACTTCCGGAGGTAAAAAAGGATACTATAAACCTATTTACTACGGTTCAATTCGATTTAACAAAAAATAACAACTATTATGGCATTTGAAAGAAAACCTAAAAACAAAGCTGTTGCGGAGGCTTTAGCTTCGCAAAGCGAAACCTATTTCAATGTAAAGCCTATCCATGTTGCTCGTATTGCGGCTTATCTGAAAGTTTATGATACTGTTGTGATTCACGGTGATGGCCATATGTTTGCCGGTAAAAACGGTCAAAATATCAATGGTAAATCATTTATGGATGGATCTGATCATCATATCGAATTCAATTCCGGCGCTGATTCCTTTAATAAGGATGAGGTTGTTGGAAGGGCTAAGTTCAGGGCTATTTACAACCGGGGTGATGAACTCCCGACCACGCCTGAGGAAGTTATTCAGGAATTCTATGAAAACCAGAAACGCGAAATGCAGCAAGCCACAAGGCCTGAATTGTCCACTGGTTTTAAGAATGCCGTAACGTTGCCTGATCCAGACTTGAAATCTTCCAAATTAGCAAATAAAGGCGAAGG